CTGGGACTCTATCGAATCTGCCTGGCGGTCTTAAAACTAAGGGCATGCGAGTCAAAGGAGATGACACTCCAATTGCACCCGGCGAGTTCCGAGATGTGGACGTCGCGGCCGGCACGATCAGAGACAACATCCTCCCACTTCCGTACAAAGAGCCGAGCCAAGTTCTTCTTGGATTGATGAACCAGATTGTTGAGGAAGGGCGCCGATTTGCTGCGGCGGCTGACCTCAAGATCGCTGACATGTCGGCCAACTCACCGGTTGGAACGACGTTGGCGATTCTGGAGCGCACGTTAAAGGTCATGTCGGCGGTGCAGGCGCGTATCCACTACGCGATGAAACAGGAGTTGAAACTGCTGAAGGACATCATCCGGGACTACACGCCGGATGAGTATTCGTACGAACCGACAGAAGGATCGCCTCGTGCGAAGAAGTCGGACTACGACGATGTCGATGTCATCCCTGTTTCTGATCCCAACTCGGCCACGATGGCTCAGAAGGTAGTGCAGTATCAGGCGGTGATGCAGATGGCGCAGGTCAACCCACAGATCTATGACATGGTGGAGTTGAACCGTCAGATGTTAGAGGTTCTAGGTATTAAGAACGTCGGCAAGCTCGTTCCGTCGGCGGAAGATCAGAAGCCAAAAGACCCTGTGTCCGAAAACATGGCGGTGTTGAATGGCAAGCCGGTCAAGGCGTTCATCTACCAGGATCATCAAGCGCACATTCAGGTTCACATGTCGGCCATGCAGGATCCGAAGATTGCGATGTTGATTGGCCAAAACCCGCGCGCGCAGATGATGCAGGCGGCGTTAATGGCTCATATCAATGAGCATGTGGCGTTCGAGTACAGGAAGCAGATCGAAGAGATGCTGGGCGTTCCACTACCGGAGATGGACAAGGAGTTGCCACCGGAGTTGGAAGTCGAAGTGTCTCGGATGATGGCGGCCGCTGCTGGCAAGTTGTTGCAGAAGGATCAGGCCGAGATGGCGCAGAAACAGGCGCAGCAGGCGGCGATGGATCCAATAGTCCAGATGCAGCAGCAGGAACTCATGCTCAAAGGGCAAGAGCTGGAACTCAAGAAGCAGAAGTTGGTGGTGGAAGCTACCGAGAAGGCGGACAGAATCCGCATCGAGGAAGAGCGCATCGCCGCGCAGAAAGAGATCGCTGGCATGCAGGTTGGTGCCAAGTCGGCCAAAGACAAGGCAGACATGGAAGCCAAAATGGAACTGGAAGGTATCCGTGTTGGCATGCAGATCGCCAAAGATCAGGCCGAGATGAACCGTCCACAACCGAAGCAACCGGCCAAAAAGAAGGACTAATTTATGGAAAAGGCGTTTGAAATACTTCTCAAACAAGTACGTGACAAGCGCGAACAGGTGGTTGAAGCCGTGTCCAACAGCGCGGCGCATGACTACGCTGAGTACCAGAAACTCTGTGGTGAGATCCGAGGTCTCTCAATTGCAGAGGGTTACATCCTAGACCTTGCCAAGAAAATGGAGTTTTCCGATGAGTGAATTACTAATCGCCAGTCAAGATGGCGAAACTTCGACGCTGCCAGAAACAGCCGAGGAGAAAGCAAAGCAACTGCCAGAGCCTACGGGCTACCACATTCTGGTGGCTTTGCCGGAGGTAGAAGACAAGTTTGACAGCGGCCTCGTCAAAGCAGACCAAACCCTGTACGAAGAGAAGGTGCTAGCTACTGTCTTTTTTGTGATGAAAATGGGACCTGATTGTTACAAAGACGAAAAGAGATTCCCAAATGGTCCATGGTGCAAGGAAGGAGATTTTATTCTCGCCCGTCCGAACACTGGCACAAGGCTGAAGATCCACGGTCAAGAGTTCCGACTCATCAATGACGACGTTGTGGAAGCCGTTGTGCAGGATCCGCGCGGCATCAGCCGGGCTTAACAAAGGAGAAACAAATGGACAAGGAAGATTTCAAGTTCCCGGACGAGGTGGAGAACAAAGCCGAAGCCGAGGATAAGTTTGAGATTGAGATCGAAGACGATACCCCGCCGGAGGACAGGGGCCGCCAGCCGATGCCCAAGGAGATCGTTGAGAAGCTGGAGTCTGACGAGCTGGAGGAATACTCGGAGGAAGTAAAGACCAAGCTCAAACAGCTAAAGAAGGTCTGGAACGACGAGCGCCGTGAGAAAGATCAAGCGTTACGGGAGCAGCAGGAGGCTCTTGCTTATGCCAAGCGGTTGATGGAAGAGAACAACTCGCTGAAAAGCAGGCTGAGTTCTGGTGAGCAGGCGTATGTAGCTACGGCTAAATCGGCGGCAGAGCTAGAGTTTGAGTCGGCCAAGAAGGAGTTCAAGGAAGCCTATGACTTGGGTGACTCTGAACAGATCCTTCAGGCGCAGGAGAAGCTGAACAGAGCGCAGTACAAATTACAGCGGGTGTCAGAATTTGTTCCGTCTAGACAAGAGGAAGAAGTTCCTGTACAAGCTGTTGCCAATACAGTACCTCGTCCTGACCAAAAGACGATAGCGTGGCAAGAGCGCAATCAATGGTTCGGTAAGGACGAAGAAATGACCAGCTTGGCTCTGGGCTTGCATCAGAAGTTGGTCAGTCAGTACGGCACGGCATATCCGTCCACTGATGAATACTGGCACAAGGTCGACGAAACTATGCGTCGTCGGTTCCCAGAGCATTTTGCAGACGAGGAGGAAGCTGAACCTCAAGGCTCTAAGCAGGAGGCAAAACCCCAGCGAGAGAAGCCTGCTCCGGTAGTAGCGCCTGCAACGCGCAGCACTGGGTCCAAAAAGATCACAGTCAAGCAGTCCGCAGTCGCCATGGCAAAGAAACTTGGCGTACCGTTGGAAAAATACGTGCAGGAAATGCAAAAATTGGAGGCGAGAAATGGCTGAGAATCGTATGCCCCGTAGTACAGAGAGTCGTAACCAAACGCAGCGTCCCCAGCAGTGGAGGCCGCCGGAGCTTCTGCCAGAACCAGATAAGCAACCGGGTTACAAGTACCGTTGGATTCGCGTTTTGCTCGGAGGACAGTCCGACGCCCGCAACATCTCTTCCAAGATAAGAGAAGGTTGGGAGCCGGTGAAGGTCGAGGAGCAGCCGCAATATGCACTGCTAGTCAATGGCGAGGGCCGGTGGAAAGACTGTGTCCAAGTCGGCGACGTGTTGTTGTGCAAGACGCCTGAAGAGCTGGCCGAGCAGCGTAATCAACATTACCTAGCTCAATCGGAACAGCAAATCAGAGCGGTGGACAACAACCTAATGCGTCAAAATGACCCACGTATGCCGTTATTCAAAGAGTCGAGTTCCTCGACCACGAAGGGCGGCGGTTAAACTTATTGGAGTTATCAATGGCATATCCTACTGTATCGAAGCCTTATGGGCTTCAGCCGATCAATTTGATCGGCGGTCAGGTGTACGCCGGTTCGACTCGCCTATTCCGTATTGCTAGCGGCTACGCTACTAGCATCTACTATGGCGATGTAGTCAAGATCAATGCCGATGGCACGATTGTCAAAGACACTGGCACGACTACAGCAACACCGGTTGGCATCTTCTTGGGTTGCACTTACACCAACCCATCAACCAAACAGAAGCTGAACTACCAGTACTACGCTGGTGGCACGGCTGCTGACGACATCCAGGCGTACATAGTGGATGATCCGGACGTTCTGTTTAAGGTTGCTGCTGTTTCGGCTGGTACTACCGTGGCTTTCTATAGCTCGGAGCAGATCGGTTTGAACGCGGCGCTGGTTCAGAACAACGGCTCGAACACTACGGGTGATTCGCAGGTCGCAATCAACGGCACGACGTTTGCCACGACTGCATCTCTGCCAATCCGTGTGGTTGATATTGTTCCTGACACTTCCAATAGCGCTAACGGCTATTGCGAGTTCATTTGCAAATTCAACGCACCGTACATTGTTTCCACGTTCACGAACACATCGAACACTGTTACCTCAGTGGTAACTGGTGGTCATGCGTATCTGAACCCGACTGGTGTTTAAGGAGTAAGACATGGCTATTTCACGCGCACAACTACTGAAAGAGCTACTGCCTGGCCTGAACGCCTTGTTCGGCATGGAGTACGCTCGTTATGGTGAAGAACACAAAGAGATCTACGAAACTGAGACCTCTGAGCGTTCCTTCGAAGAAGAGACCAAGCTCTCTGGCTTTAGTGCTGCACCGGTCAAGAACGAAGGTTCTGCGATCCGGTACGACAACGGCCAGGAAGCTTGGACCGCACGATACAACCACGAAACCATCGCTCTGGGTTTCTCGCTGACCGAAGAGGCCATCGAAGATAACCTGTATGACAGCCTGTCGGCTCGTTATACCAAGGCGCTGGCTCGTGCGATGTCCTACACCAAGCAGGTGAAGGCGGCGGCAGTTCTGAACAACGGCTTCTCGTCCACCTATCCTGGTGGCGACGGCGTTGCTCTGTTCAGCACAGCCCACCCGCTGGTATCCGGCGGCACCAACAGCAACACACCGTCGACCCAAGTTGACCTTTCGGAAACCGCGTTGGAAAACGCAGTCATCCAGATCGCAGCTTGGACTGACGAACGTGGTCTGCTGATCGCCGCACGTCCCCGCAAGCTGATCGTGCCACCGGCACTCCAGTTTGTGGCCACCCGTCTGCTGGAGACTCAACTCCGTCCGGGAACCAATGACAACGACGTGAACGCGATCGTTAACAACGGTTCGATCCCGGAAGGCTATACGATCAACCACTTCTTGACCGATACGAACGCATGGTTCCTGACCACTGATGTTCCTAACGGCATGAAGCACTTTGTTCGTATTCCGTTGCAGAACTCGATGGACGGCGATTTCGACACAGGTAACGTACGTTATAAGGCTCGTGAGCGTTATTCGTTCGGCTGGTCGGATCCACTTGGTATGTTCGCATCCCAAGGTGCTTGATAGAAGGGGGGTTAAAAACCCCCCTTTTTTCATAGATTTATGCTATAACGCAGTAACCCCGGGATTTCCCGGTGAGGCAAACAGTCCCGGCTGACGTCATGCAGATTGCCCCACCGAACTCGCATGAGAGGACAATTCGATGGCTGTATCTACTACCCAATCCATTTGGCGTTCGGGAGGCGGTGATAACACTCGCCAAGCCTACTGTGGCACCGGCGTCATGGCAGCAACTTTCTATGTTGCTAACGCGGCAGTCGCTGGCAACGTTGTTGTTGCTTCTGGCTCTACCGTCCCTGTAATTCTCCCTGCTAATGCTGTTGTCACATCGGTAATCATCACCAACGGCCTGACCAGCGGCACGATGAATGTCGGCTACACCACTATTGACGGTGCGACTTCGAACGCTGCGTTCTATGTGTCTGCTTTGGCGGCGACTTCGGCTAAGACTGTGACTCCTGGTGCTACCGGCGCAGGCGCAGGCATCGGCACTGTTGGCAGCGCATCTAAGAACTTTACTGTTACTTCAGAGAGCGCAAGCTCGGCGGTGGGTGATGTTGCTGGTTACATTACTTACTACGTCACTGATCCCCTCTTTGGTCAGCAGAACAACTAATAGGGGGCCATTATGGCTATGCAATCAGACGTACGGCCGGGTATATGTCCGGCCAACGCCACGACTGTAGTACTGGAAGGCCGCACCCGTTTGAAGGGCGGCTTGATTCAGTACGGCACAACGGCGACGGTGCAGATCAAAGATGGCGCTTCCAATCTGGTGGTGTTCACAGCGCCCGGTGTAGCAGGCGTTACTCCGCTGAACATCCCTGATCAGGGGATCATCTGCAAGTCGAACCTGACTGTTGTGACCAGTGTTGGCGCAAACGTAACGGTGTTCTATGGCTAAGAGTCCGGCTTGGCAGCGTAAGGAAGGCAAGAACCCTGAAGGCGGCTTGAACGCCAAGGGTCGCGCCTCCTACAACAAAGCCAATCCGGGTAAGCCAGGGTTGAAAGCGCCGCAGCCAGAAGGCGGCTCAAGGAAGAAGTCATTCTGTGCCCGGATGTCCGGTATGAAGAAGAAGCTGACTTCCGCCAAGACTGCTAACGACCCGAACAGCCGTATCAACAAATCTTTACGGAAGTGGAAGTGTTGACCGTGGACTTAGCATTTGTCTGGAACGGCGCTCTATCGCTGTTTGTTGGCTTATTTGCGTATATCGCGCATGAGAAGTTCTCCGAGCTAGCGCGGATCACGATCTTGTTGAACAAGACCCGTGAGGAAATTGCTCGTGACAACGTGACCAAGGCGGAAGTGGATCGCATCACGGATCATATAGATCAGCGGTTCAATCGGCTGGAAACCAAGATAGATCAGTTGATTGAATCTCAACGGAGAGTGTTATGAAAAAGAAGGCCAAGCGCTATCAAGAAGGCGGTGTTTTGCGTGACCGTTTCGGCAATCCAGTGCGATCTGGTTCCGGCGAAGCGGTAAGAACCAGATACCCAGAGCGTTCTTACGATGAGCAGTCTACTGCCGACATGACTGAGAGCAGCGACTACAGCGGTCGTCGCATGAAGTCGCCAGAGCGCAGCATGTCTGACATGGACTCTGACAGCTCGTACATGCCAAGCGGTCGCACGCCAAGCATCGGCTACGGCAATGACGAAGAAACCTCTGAGCGTAAGATCACTGACTATATTCGGACAAGTCCCAAAGAAGACAGTGTCACTGAGACCGTCAAGGAAGAGGTCAAACCAAAGCCGAAGCCAAAACCAAAGCCTAAAACCAAGAAAAAAGAACTTTCTGGGATGTTTGGCGATATTGATTCTGATGCTTTGAACAAACGTCGCTTGGAAGGCTTGAAAAAAGAAGATTCACCGTACGGCAAAAGCGAGCGTCTTAAAGCCATGGCTGGCACCTTCTCTGCTGATCGCGCTTTCAAAAGTACCGCAGCATCTACTCCGTACGGTCGGTCAAAGATGGGCATGAAGTCGGGCGGCAAAGTATCTTCTGCATCATCCCGTGCTGATGGTATCGCCCAGCGCGGCAAGACAAAAGGAAGGATCTGCTGATGAACATGCCCCAGATTCAAGCTCGCATCACAGAGCTTGAGGCGCGTCGGGCTCGTGGCGAGTCTGTGCCGGAGCTAGATGCTTTGTACAAGAAGATGGACGCTATGACCGAAGAAGGCTATCGCACTGCGACTGGCGAAGGTAAGCCAAAAACAGAGAAGAAAGCTCGCGGCGGCATGGTTGGATCTGCTTCTAAACGCGCTGATGGCTGCGCTATTCGGGGCAAAACCAGAGGGAAAAT